GAGGGACTAATTGCTGACGTTAGAGATGTTGCTGACGATGTTCCTGCAAAGGAAGACGAAGAGGGCGAAGAAATTACCTCTGACTTAGAAGAAGAAGATAAAGAAATGGCAGAAGATGGCGAAGCAGATGTTGCTGATTGGCGAGGAATGGAGAAACGAATCCAAAATTTAGAAGATGCTATTGCTGATTTAAAAGGCGATAAGGAAGCTAAAATGGAAGACGTTGAAGAGGAAGAAATGAGCGAAGAAAAAAGCAATGTTTTGAAATCGAGAACTGTAAAAGAAGAATTTTCAAAAGAAGAACTTTCTGAAGCATCACGTAAACCAATAAAACACAATCCTGAAACTGTTGGGGCAACTGTAAAAAAGCACGAGTTTATAAAAAATAAATTTGGAAGTTCAGCAATGGACAGGGTATTAAATAGATTAAATAAATAAAAAACAATAAAATGAGTAAATTAGACAAACTACAATTAGCTACTGCTACGAATATCACAACGACTTATGCAGGACAATTCGCAGGCGAATATATCGCTGCTGCATTATTATCTGCATCAACTATTGACGATGGTGGTTTAACAGTAAAAGCAAACATTTCTTTTAAAGAAGTAATTAAAAAATTAGCAACAGGGGCTTTAGTTACTGCTGCAGGATGTGATTTTGCACCAAATTCTTCAGTTACTTTAACAGAAAGAATTATTCAACCTGTTGAGTTACAAGTTAACTTACAATTATGTAAATATGACTTCGTGAGCGATTGGGAATCACAATCTATGGGATTCGGTTTAGGTCAAACTTTACCTCCTAAATTTTCTGACTTTATGATAGCGCACGTGGCTGCTGAAGTTGCACAAAATACTGAATTTAACATTTGGCAAGGAGATACTGCTGCTGCAACTAATAATTCATTTGATGGATTTAACAAGTTAATTGCTGCTTCTGCTGCTGCAGGGGACATTCCTGCTGCTCAACAGATTGCTAAGGTTGCAGGTGGATTGGATGCTGCTAATATTATCACAGAAATGTCTAAAGTAGTTGCTGCAATACCTGCACAACTTTATGGAAAAGAAGATTTATATTTATACGTAAGTTCTAAAGCTGCTAAATTGTATGTTCAGGCATTAGGTGGCTTCGCTGCTAACGGACTTGGCGCAAATGGTGTTCAAAGTATGGGTACGCAATGGTGGAATAACGGAAGTTTAACTATTAACGGTGTTAAAGTGTTCGTGGCACAAGGACAAGTTGATGACGATATGATTGCTGCAAGAACTTCAAACCTTTATTTCGGTACAGGCTTGTTAAATGATACAAATACTGTAAAAGTTTTGGATATGGCGGACCTTGATGCAAGTAACAATGTACGTATGGTAATGAGATTTACCTCAAGTGTACAATTTGGAGTTGCTTCAGATATCGTTACTTACGCATAATCAATTAAATTAATCAATAAAACGAGGGTAGGTAGTTTATCTACTTACCCTTTTTTTTTAAAACAATAAAAACAATGGCGTGTACATTAAACACAGGTAGAAAAGTACCCTGTAAATCAGCATTTGGCGGAATTAAAACCGTATTATTTGCAGACTTTGGAACAATTGCAAGTGTTGCAGTAGATTCAACAAGTAAAGAAGCAACAATCACAAACGGAAGCCCTGCACCTGTTTGGTATGAATACGATGTAAAAGGCAATTCATCTTTGGAAACTACTGTAACAAGTAGCAGAGAGAATGGAACTACTTTTTACACTCAAACTTTAAATTTAACATTAACTTATTTAGATGCTAAGACTCAAGCAGAATTGCAAATACTTGCAGTAGCTAGACCTTACATTGTAGTGGTTGACTATTATGGAAACAGCTTCCTTTGTGGATTTGAAAACGGAATGGAAACTACAGGTGGAACAGTTGTTACAGGAGCAGCCGCAGGAGACTTAAGTGGCTTTACTTTGACGTTCGAGGGAATGGAAGAAACTGCACCTTATTTCTTAGATGCAACTCCAACTGCTTCAGCATTACAAATTGCACCAACAGGAGTATAAAAATACCTTTATTTAGTTAGTAAATTAGCCACTCTTTTATAGGGTGGTTTTTTTTTGTAAATTTACTTTTACAAATATGTAAAATTATTACGTTATATAGATAATATGATTATACTAACTACATCTACACTTGCTCAAACACTCTCAATTATACCTAGACAGTATGATGACAGTAATTTCACAATGTCTATTAGAGATGACAGTACAAATATCACTAAATTATACCAAAATAAATCAGGCACAACGGTAGGTAACTACTTGACTTTTAATAATGTGTTTAACCCTGTTTTGGTTGAAGGTCATTTTTTTGACATACATTTGTACATTGATTACGATTTTTGGAATACAAACAATAGTTTTTGGAATTTATACGATGTTTTATGGCAAGTAGATTCAGGCTTTAAAGAAGATATTTACAGAGATAAAGTATTTTGTACAGACCAAGATATAGACCAATTAAATGACAATGACCATTACCAATTAAACAAAGGTCAATTTACAGAGTACAAAGGATTTGATAATACTTATACAGTACCATAAATATGGAAAATAAAAGACTAAGGAATAACAAAGGGCAATTTAAAAGAGCATCAAAGGTTTCAGAATTTGGATTCGTAAATTTAAGTACCTATACAAGTCCATTGATTAAAGAAGTAAATGGCGAAGATTGGATTGAATACGGAGAAGATAATAACTATTTTCAATACCTAATTGACAGGTACAATGGTAGCCCAACGAATAATGCTGCTATAAATGGAATTAGCCAAGCTATATACGGAAAAGGTTTAAATGCAACAGATTCAAGCAGAAAACCAAATCAGTATGCACAAATGATTTCTTTGTTCAAAAAGAATGTAGTTAGAAAATTGTGCTATGACTTAAAATTAATGGGGCAATGTGCGGTACAAGTAATATATTCAAAAGACAGAAAGACAATTGCTCAAATAGAGCATTTACCTGTTGAAACTTTAAGAGCAGAAAAAGCAAATGACGATGGAGACATTCCTGCATATTACTATTTTAAAGATTGGGTAAATATTAAAAGAAGCGATGTGCCTTTAAGAATACCTGCCTATGGTATGTCAAAAGAGAATATAGAAATATATTATATAAAACCTTATAAATCAGGATTTTATTATTATTCACCTGTAGATTATCAGGGTGGATTACAGTATGCTCAACTTGAAGAAGAAGTAAGCAATTATCACTTAAATAATATACTTAATGGTCTAGCACCTAGTATGTTAATCAATTTCAACAATGGTACTCCAAACCAAGAAGAAAGACAATTAATTGAAAAGAAAATAGCACAGAAGTTTTCAGGCTCAAGCAATGCAGGAAAATTTATACTTGCTTTTAATGACAATAAAGAATCACAAGCAGAAATAACACCTGTACAATTAAGTGATGCTCATAATCAATACCAATTTTTATCTGACGAATCACAATCGAAGATTCAAGTTGCTCATAGAGTTGTATCGCCTTTTTTATTAGGTATAAAAACAAGTACAGGATTTTCAAGCAATGCAGATGAAATTAAAACGTCATCATTATTGATGGACAATACGGTTATAAGACCTTTTCAGGAACTTTTAATAGATTCCTTTGATGAGTTATTAGCTTATAATAATATCGCCTTAAACCTCTACTTTACGACTTTACAACCATTAGAATTTACAGAAGTAGATAGAAAAATTCAAGACAAAGAAACGATTGAAGAGGAAACAGGTGTTGAAATGGAAAAACTGTCGTTACAAACAATAGATGGTCAACAGGCTTATAACACAAAAGAAGAAGCAGATAATGCAGCAAGAGAGTTGGGTTGTTCAGGTTCTCACGAAATGGAAATTGAGGGCGAAATTTACTTTATGCCTTGTGAAAATCATACGGAACTTAAAGCACCTTGTTGGGATGGTTACGAGCAGATAGGAATGAAGACAAAAGATGGTAAAGAAGTACCTAATTGTGTACCATTATCACGAGAAAAATTATGTTGCTCAAGTGAATCGAATGAAAACGATGATGAAATTGCTGCTCAATTAATTGCTTTAGGCGAAGATATTGACGAAACTAAGTGGGAAGCTATTTTTGAACAAGATGTCGACTATCAAAAAGAAGAAAACATTGATGGAATTATCACAGATTTAAACAACCAAGAAAAAGATAAATTATCTACGTTAAGTAAAATTGTAAATTTAGTAAGTACAGGAAGTGCTTACCCTAATAGTCCATCTTCACAAGATGAAAAAGTAGGAGAAAATTATTTTAAAGTACGGTATTATTATAGTCCACGAAAAGTAGGCGATAATGCTCGAAAATTTTGCAGAGCAATGAAACAGGCTAATAAATTATATCGTAAAAAAGATATTATACGAATGGGTACTGAACCTGTTAACAAAGGATGGGGACCGAAAGGCAATTCTGACACATATTCGATATGGTTATACAAGGGCGGAGGTAATTGTCATCATTCGTGGAGACGAGTTACATACAAGAGTAAATTGGCAAAAACAAGTACTAAAAATGCACAAGATATTATTGGTACAAGACAGGCTGCTATTTTAGGATATAGAGTTACGAATCCTTACCAAGTTTCTATTCAACCAAGAAATTTACCGAATAAAGGATTTTTACCTAATAACCCACAAGGATTTTAAAAGATAAAATTATGGCAACAGTATTATTTATCAATAGAACAGATTTAGTTCGAAACTCAATAATTGATGGCAACGTAGACACAGACAAATATATTCAATTTATTAAATTAGCACAGGAGATTCACATACAGAATTATTTGGGTACAAAAATGTATGAAGCTTTAACTGCTGCTTTAGTTGATGGAATAGATAAACCTGCAAACGCAAGATGGAAACTTTTACTTGACGATTACATTGTATCAATGCTAATTTGGTTTTCGCAAGTGGATTACATACCATTTGCTAGTTATCAAATAAAAAATGGCGGAATGTTTAAACATCGTTCTGAAAATGCAGACTCAGTTAGCAAAGAAGAGGTTGACTATTTAGTCGAAAAAGCAAGAACAAACGCAGAATGGTATT